ATTTCCACCACCAATTATAAAAGCACCAGAAGATCAAACAGTATTAGAAGCTTTGTTTCAAACACAAAAAGTAATTAATCCACCTGTAGGTACATCACCAAAAGAAAAATTACATGATGTATTGCATGCAAAAATAAATGGACCTAAAGCTATGAACGATGCATCGTTTAAATCTGGTACAGTATTAGTAGAAGATGGCTATGCATACTTTAAGTTTGATAAATTTTATGACAAATTAAAATCAAAAAATTGGAAACATGGTGAAGACAAGACAGGTGTTATGATGAAAACTAATTACAAACATTGTGACATACAGTTCTTAGAACAAAAAAGATATCCGAGCACAGTAAAAAATAAATACAATACACCTACAAAAAATATAGTTTGCATAAGCATGGAGCACTTTAAAGACGTAACTATAAATCATACACAATTAAAACATAATACGGAGATAATGTAATGACTGTTAGAAAAATATTGGGCCCTCCTGGTACAGGTAAGACAACTAGACTTATTAAGTATGTAAAAACATTTGTTAAACTAGGTACACCTATTGATAAGATAGGTTACTTTGCATTTACAAAGAAAGCTGCAGAAGAAGCAATAGACAGAATGTTAGACTACCACACAGCATTTCAGAAAAAAGATTTAAAACATTTTAGAACTTTACATTCTCTAGCTTTTACACAACTAGGTATGAAGAAAAGTAATGTAATGCAAGACGAACACTACCAGGACATAGGCCGTAAGTTAGGAATAGAAGTTACAGTTTATTCTAATGGCGAAGAGAAGACTGGATTCGTTGACTCTGATAGTGAGTACTTTAATATAATCAATGCAGCTAGGATCAAGAATGTAACCATAGAAGAAGAGTATAATACAGATATGTACTCAGAAGACATAGACAAACATTTGTTGCAAATTTTAAAAGATGAGGTTGATAACTATAAGAAGTCTTTTGGTCTGGTAGATTTTACAGACATGATCGAAAAATTTAATGTGGCAGAATTGTGTCCGAAATATGATGTAATATTTATAGATGAAGCACAGGATTTATCGCCAATACAGTGGAAAATGTACGATATACTTAAGAAAAACTCTAAACATGTTATATTAGCTGGTGACGATGATCAAGCTATTTATGGCTGGGCTGGTGCAGATGTGCAAAGGTTTCAAGATGAACCTGCGAAGAACATAATTTTGCCACAATCTTACAGGGTACCACAACAGGTGCAGCATGTTGCAGATCAAATATTAAGTCGTATTCCTGATGATAGACGTATTAAAAAACTATGGGCACCGCGTCCGGAATCAGGGACCGTAGAGCATATAACAGCTATAGAAGATGCACCGTTGCATTATGGTGACTGGCTGGTGTTGTCTAGAACCAATGACAAATTAAATAAATTAAAACCTATCTTAAAAGATATGGCTATTTATTTTGAAATAAAAGGTAGAAAGAGTTATAAGACAAGATTGTATACAGCGGTAAAACATTACACAAGATGGCAACAAGGAGATAAATTATCTCTGTCTGAAGTAAAAGATGTTTTAGAACAGACAGGACAAAATCTAAATCCATTTCCTACAGAAGAAAGAATGTATGATCTAACAGAATTTTATTTAGATAAATCTAATGATTGGTACGAAGTATTTACACAAAACTACGAAGAATGTTTATACATCAGAGAGATGTTACGTAGTGAAGAACAATTATCTAAACCTGCAAGAGTAAGACTATCTACAATACATGCAGCGAAAGGTGGTGAAGCAACAAATGTTTTATTAATTTTAGATAACACAAAAAAAATAAGAGATGCGATAGATAAAAGTGAAGACAAGCACGATGAAGAACATAGAGTATGGTATGTAGGTGTTACACGTGCAAAACAAAATTTATATATAATGACAGCTAGACAGGAGGACAAAGGTTATGACATCGAAAGCATTACATAAACAAGTTTCAGGAACTCATTACATGTACATGGAGATACAGCCAGCAGAGTTTATAAACAAGAACAAATTGCTTTTTGCAGAAGGCAATGCTATAAAATACATATGCAGACATTCTCGCAAAGGGGGAATAGAAGACATCGATAAAGCAATACATTATTTAGAAATGATAAAAGAAAGGGACTATGGAGCCGAATAACCACATACCACATTACATGGGTTTGTTTACGTGTCTATTAGTTTTATGTTACTTAATATGAAAAGAAGTATAATTAAAAAAGTTATTAAAATAAATAAACATAAATTTAATTTAGAAATATATCCAAGACTAGTTGATTGGGAAATATTTCCACACAACTACAACGCTGCTTTGTATGCATTTAGTAACAAAGATAAAATAACAAAAGAAATACAGATTAACCACGTATATCAAAAGGAAGCAATATGAAGATACCTACTTTTAGTGCTCAAACAGAATGGGTTATACCTACAGAATTTCCCGACCTAAGACAGGTTGATGAAATAGCAATTGATTTAGAAACAAGAGACCCGGACTTAATTAAAAAAGGATCTGGTTCTATTATTGGTAACGGAGAAGTTATAGGAATAGCTGTAGCGACTGCACATTACAAAGGATACTTTCCAATAGCACATGAGGGTGGTGGTAACATGGATCGTAAAAAAGTTTTAGAATGGTTTAAAGATATTTTAAATACAACTTCTACAAAAATATTTCACAATGCAATGTATGATGTTTGTTGGATTAGAGCTATGGGTTTTACAATTAATGGTAGAATTGTAGATACAATGATAGCTGCAGCTGTGACTGATGAAAATAGATTTAGATATGATCTTAATAGTCTGTCATGGAAGTATTTAGGTTTCGGTAAAAACGAAGCTGCACTTGCAGAAGCAGCAGCTGAATGGGGTATAGATCCTAAATCAGAAATGTATAAATTACCATCGTTAAATGTTGGTAGCTATGCTGAACGAGATGCAGAAGCAACGTATGGTTTGTGGCAAGAGATGAAAAAAGAAATTATTGCTCAGGACTTACAATCTATTATGGAACTTGAAACAGATTTATTTCCTTGTCTAGTTGATATGAGGTTTAAAGGTGTAAGAGTTGACGTAGAAGCAGCACATAATCTTAAGAAAACATTAATAAATGAAGAGAATGCTTTACTAAATGCTATTGAGAAAGAAACCAATGTAAGACCACAAATTTGGGCCGCAAGCAGTATAGCAGAAGTGTTTGAAAATTTAAAGATAGAATTTGACAGAACGGAAAAAACACAAGCACCTAGTTTTACAAAAAACTTTTTACAAGAACATGAACATCCTGTTGTTAATATGATTGCAAAAGCAAGAGAGATTAACAAAGCACATACAACTTTTATAGATTCTATTTTACGTTACGAATACAAAGGTAGAATTCATGCAGAGATAAATCAATTACGTAATGCAGGTGGTGGCACAGTTACAGGAAGATTTTCTTATCAGAATCCTAACCTACAACAGATTCCAGCACGTAACAAAGATCTTGGACCTAAGATAAGAAGTTTATTTATACCAGAAGAGGGTTGTAAATGGGGCTGTTTTGACTACTCACAACAAGAACCTCGTCTTGTTGTACACTACGCAGCATTATATAAATTACCATCTGTATATGATGTAGTAGATTCTTATCAAAACGATGCTGGCGCAGACTTCCACCAAACTGTAGCAGACATGGCAGAGATACCAAGAACACAAGCTAAGACAATTAACTTAGGATTGTTTTATGGTATGGGGAAAGCTAAACTACAAGCAGAGTTGGGCGTTAGTAAAGACAAAGCTGCAGAACTATTTAATACGTATCACGCAAAGGTACCTTTCGTTAAACAACTGATGGACAAAGCATCTAATAGAGCACAAGACAGGGGACAGATAAGAACGCTGCTGGGCAGACTATGCAGGTTTCATCTTTGGGAACCAAACAGTTTTGGTATGCACAAAGCAATGACACATGAAGATGCGTTGGCGGAACATGGACCGGGGATTAAAAGAGCTTACACATATAAATCTTTAAATAAATTAATACAAGGATCAGCTGCTGACATGACAAAAAAATCTATGTTAGAGTTATATAAAGAAGGTGTTGTAGCACATATACAGATACATGATGAATTATGTGTATCAATAGAAAATGACGCACAGGCAAAAAAGATTGTTGAGATTATGGAGCAAGCTGTTACTCTAGAAGTACCAAACAAAGTAGACTACGAGCATGGTACTAACTGGGGGAGTATAAACGATTAATGGCTTATCTTAATGCAAACATACCTGTTATAGAATGTTACGTAAGAGGTAACTATCTAAGAGATCAAAAAGATTCACACGATAAATATTTTGAAGTAGGAGTATTTGGTTTTAGTTCTATACCAAACAGAGTACCGTTGTTTCATTTCTTAATGGAAGATGGTGGTCTATGGTGGAGAGCTCCTATCACTGCATTTTGTACAAAACCTGGTGTAAAAGAATTACCTCTTGATGAGGTAGTTATGTGGGATAGTTTTAGTTACAATGTAAGTGTAACTACTTTTTATGAATTGGCTGGTGCTACCATGCAATACACTTCAAGACGTAAAGTAAAACGTAAAGGTAAATATTTATTTACAATTGACTGGTGCGCAGGCGATTTTAATGAATTAAATTTTGGTTATGCAGAGAAACCAGATCAACATAAATGCGGTCATGTGCTAGAATTAGAAGATGGAAACTTTGCAATACAGCCTAATAATAGGCTTAAAATGTTTGATGCATCTATGGGTGTTGACCCAAACAAAAACTTGATTAATAGATTAGTAACCAGTAAGATATATTCCGTAGAAAATTCAGCTAAATGGATAACAGACGAACACGAAGAAGGAAGTTATGACTATCAGCTGAGAAACTTGGAGGAAAATGATGATAAATAAATACAAAGATAAACTTATGGTTTGGCAATTACATTACAGAACAGAAATTGTATGTGCTGTAGTTGGATTTATACTAGGGGCTATTATATTTTAGTTTATGCCCGATGAATTTAGTAGATCTATTAAAGAAAAACATAGTAATGGTACCGATAGTGGCCTCAGTTTTAGTGGGGACATTTACAGGTGTTCGTTATGTTGTTAATCTTACAGATACTATTAATGCGTCTGAACAAGAAATCATAAATCTCGAACGAGATCTTAAACAAGCTCAAAAAAATATTTCAGAAATAAATACAAGATTGTCCTCTGCCGAAGCAACATGGCAGATGGCAGAAAATTTATATAGACAATTAGCTGATCAAGTTAGAGAAAACAGTTATGATATTAAGGATTTAAATAGGTAGTTATGCATGGAGATAGCCAGGATGAATTATTATTTTACAGGACTTCTTATCTTAATGTTAACAGCCTTAGCATTCTGCGCAACTCCTGCCTATCCTAGAAATGAATATCTTAACGACGGTACTAATACTTGTAGTACTGGATCTTTTGATGTCTCCGTGGAACAAAGAGATTCCGACTATAATTACAGGCACTACAGCAATACTAATGATTATGACAATTATGGAGACGACCGTAGCATAAGACTTACTTGGAGACATTACCTGGGCTCAGCCTGCACCAAAGAATTTAGAGAAGTACAGACAGAAAATGCACAATTAAAACAACAGTTAGAGCTCATGAAAATGTGTGGAAAAGTCAACAATAACCCTACTATTGCAAGTAATCCTAACTTCACATTGCTAGTTTCAAAGTGTTCTGGTATAATCATTCCTGAAAACGAGAAGCCTGACAACAGTCATTGGGATGGTCTAAAGGATGAATATAAAAAAGAAAATCCTGATATAAAACTAATGGGCGACAAGTTTATAGGACCAAAGAATGATTGATAAATATATTATAAAATTTTGTATTTTTTTAGATAATTTAGTTGCACCTTTAGACAGAATATTTGAAACTAAAAAAAAGAAAAAGAAGAATGGCAAATAAACCATTAACAATATCAGACGAAGCTAAAGTACAGATGCCAATGAAGACCGTAGCGTCTTTGATCGCGCTTGTTGCAATTGGAACGTGGGCATATTTTGGTATCAATGAGAAGCTTAACCAGCACAGCACAAAATTAGAATTGTTTGAAAAAGATTTACAACACAACACAGAGTTTAGAATTAAATATCCAAGAGGTGAGTTAGGTCAGTCAAGTGGAGAGGCGGAGCTTTTTATGTTGGTGGAACATATCGCAGGATTATTAGATGAGCTTGAAGTAGAAGTTAAGAGTATGAGAAACAA